CGCTCCAGCGATCTAAGAGATTCGCCTATGGCAAAGCCACAGTGCGCCTCATAGAAACGCACTCCACCTGCTAAGTCACCACGCTGGTATCCATCTCCAGCGTAGCCCGGGTGATCCGGTGTCATATCGAGGGAGTGACGATGATTCGTCACGAGAAACAGTATCCCCGATATGACTAGCCCACCATCGCATATATAAGTATCTTTCGAGGGCACCAAGGAGGTTGCCATAACGAAGACGCTTTGTATATGTGATAGTCCAAGCTCGAACTTCATGTCTCTGATAATCTTTGTTATACCTCTTACGTAAATGGGAATTTACGGGAGATCTACAAAGAATACCGAAATCATGAGGATCACTAACATGTGGTATAGGGTTCAAGGTGTTCTTCGAGCCCCATGTTAGAATAGATTTTCGGAGGAACCTATAGGTATTCTTATAGGATCTTTCCCAACATCTATTTATGAGTTGGACTTGTGAAGCGACATGCTCAGGGCTAGCAAAACCCCGAACCCCCTTTATAGAAAAATAAAGGGGAGTAATGTCGTGACCCAGTAGGAAGAAGCCACCGCATGATTCACGGAAGGCTTGATTTCCCGTAAAAGACTTAGAGTCATTTACGAGAAAGCCTAATGAGGTCAAGATGGACTTGACTTTATCTGTGAGTGACGAATCAACACAGATATCGTCACCATATATACCTAATGGCTGATAACCAATAGAAGTAGTGGATGTATGTTGCCAAAATCGGCGAATACATTCATTAATCTTATCGGCTGTTAGCCACGCTGTCATAGGTATAGATGGGTGAATCCGTTCATAGGAATCTAAACAAGCGGCCAATATGCAAACAACGCAGAAGATAACACACTGCGTTGGGAAGCATAATGCACTACCCATCGGAGCAAACTTCTTAAGTGGACGAATATCTCCACCTGGGAGTATAGCTGAGTGGGATCGTGTAGCTCTCATAACTATTTGCCAAGAAGGAGGAAAAACCTTCTTAACAAGATCGTATGAGAGACAGTCACTTGCAGAGCTTAAATCAAGCGTGTCAATCAAACCAGTTCGGGAACCAATTTGACTGAGACGTCGATTAAAACTCTGATCATCAAATCGGATGAAAGTACCGATAACTGATGATTCTATGCTCTTGATCATCTGTTGCAAAACACCCTGCTGAAAGAACATCAGAGTGTTAGGCTCCATGCATATACTGCGTGCCGTTTTCACGTTCTTCGGCACAAATGCAAGGTAAGATATTCGAGAGCTGATTCCTCTAGCAGGTTCCCAGAGTGAAGGGATAGGTAACACTTCACTACTGAGACCCTTCTCTTTGCCATAGCCCCAATTTCCAATGGGACCATGGAAGAGAAACCGATCTATGTAGGGGTCGAAATGAAGATTCTCAATCTTCGATTTCCTCCTACCTACTCCACGCTCAGAGACAGAACCAGGGCCGAACTTAGGCCAGAAGTTCTGGAATCTGAAAGGGGGTAGCACGACCGAGAGAATACGTTTGATAAAATCAACCGTGTCCTCCGGAAGCAACAAATCGGTTAGTCGATCTTCGTTGTTGCACCAGTCGCGAAAGGCGACTTCATGGAACGAAGGATCTACAAATTCCATCTTCTTACCAAAGGAGAGGAAAGTATAGATCCATCGAACTAATGCAACATTACCAGTTCGATAGAAAGAGAGATATTCCTTAAACACAGGAGTATCTTTAAATCCATCGATAAAACCACCTATTGAGGTAGGATTTCGTCCATGAACGGATGAAACAAGTTCATGAGCGAGACTGGTAAATCTAATAATTGTCTCCTTAACCCCGTGTATTTGAAATTCCCTGAGGAATTTGTGATATACGAGAGGAGGTTTATTAGAACCGAGAGGACTATCTGCTAGGAGCGTGAGGTAAGAACTAATAAGCAAGGAACAACTTTGCTGATTAGCTCTATCCCGTTCACTCATAGACGAGAAGTAGGATGAGTCGATGACAAACCGTCTCATCCCAAGCGAGGTGAGAACGCACACCTCGTGGCCGGCGCCGTTGGCGAGGGTGTCAAATCCCTCACCGGCGCCCCGGCCGATCATCGCTACAGCTGGGAGATCCCGAACAGAAGTTTGCTCAGGGTCCCGGTCGCCCGAAGTTTAGTGGTCACTGATGGGTAAGTGAAGGAATACAAATTCCCCACGAACTCATTGAGATCAGCAACTTCCACGGAGAAGTCCAGGGGCACGTTAACCGAAATTGTACCCTGAATTGGAGCAACCTTGTCCAATCCAGTTACAGAATCGGCGACACGAGCCCATGAGCTCATCGTGACAGAGATCCGACGGTAAGATGGTTTACCCTTCGGCGTAACAACAGCCGAACGGTAAGTCACCATAGCCGGATATGTGGGGTCACCAGTGTTGATGGCGTACTCAGAAGTAACGCCACCATTACCGTCATCTGCGGTCTTTATGAGCGCGAGAGCAGCTTTGTTAGCTACTTGAACGCTCACATCCTCCACAGTTGACACAGCGTGATCGATGGTGTAGGTCAGTGACATAGTAACCAGCCTTTCGCTGATCATACCTGGCATTGCCAGGGGATAGTATCAACTCAAGAAGAGTTGATATAGGAGACTCCCAACAAGCCCCGCTGAAGGGTACTTGCTTGGAATTCCAAAGGCGAAACGTGACAGACGAGGCACAGGAGGATATAAGGTAACATCTCTTATATAAACCTTGAGCCCAGCTGGTGTTCCACCGAACGAGGAGGCGTTGAGAACCTCCAGTTCACCCTTCTGAAAAGGGCTAGTCAGTGTGTAAGAATGAACATATGAAGCGGGAACTAAGGATGCAAATCCAATAGTTTCCATTTCACTGATCCTCTTACCCAACCCGGTTATCCAATTTACCACGAAGGTAAAAGGGATGAGATCCCAAGCGCGAGAAAAGCGGGGTAGCAACCCCGCTGCATCCAGCGAGAGGGCAGCCGATAAGGCACCCGTGAGGGTGACATCGACGATAACCTTAGAACGTGTCACGAGGTGAACTTGATCACGACCGAGATCATTACTGATGTCGAAAGTGAACGAGCCATAACCTGTCAAAAGATGCTTAGGTTCAAACATCTTTGACAGCAGTTGAACGATCTTAGGCAAATATTTAGTAAGCAGCAAGTAATACGGCTGCCACTGAAAAGATGCCTGAAGATGTGTTGAAGTCGCAAGGTCGAGAATTTCACGTATAGTGGAACCCGAGACATTGCGATTCATAAGAGACCCTAGAATGTCTACAGCTGCCATGATGTCAGGCAGTGCGGAAGCAATTTCAGGAATCTTATAGATGGTCTGGAGAACATTGTTGTTCACCGAACCTTCCATCTTCAACAGAGCGTCAACTGTGGAGAAGGTAGCAGATGGTAGAATGTCATTCCAGTTATCGCGGATGAGATTCGAGAAATCACGAATAACACCAACGAGTAACCCGTTTGACTTAATACCATTTGCCCAACTCATATCGTATTTGATGGTCTCAGAAGACGGCATTATGGACATTGCTGTCCAAACATACTGTACAATCTGACGATCACCAGATACGGGACCAGTGCGTGAAGCTCCAGGACTTCCAATGAAGTTATCGTAGTGAAAATCGATAATCGCATTGAAGTTATAGAGCGCCACGTAAAGGTTGCCCAAGACAGGATTAGACTGAGCGACTTGGTGTACTAGGTTACGGAAAGTAACTTTAGTATCCCAATCGTAGGTAACATTACTAGTCGTATCAATGCAATGCATATGATATGAGATAATAGTGTCACCATTCTGCAAACGAGACAAACTCGCAGCAGAGACAGTCGAAATCCAGTCAGAGTCCGAACTAGTATCATAGTTGTTAACACCTATGTACGGTTCAGACGTGCCATAGTTCTTGAGTTTATCAATAATAAACTCAAGATCATAGGCAGGCTGAGCTATATCTCCAGAGTACACGAGGGACAATGGGTCTATACTAGACACAGTGCCACCACGGTAGTTACTCGAAAGGCTTGGAACAGAAGGAATAACTGTTCCGCGCCAATCAAAGTCTACAGACTCGAGAGGTACAGTAACGCCAGGCGAAATGAGTTGACCGGAGAAAGTATAGTGTCTTGTGAAATGCTCAGACGAGGTATCGGGATAACTGATACCACGAAGAGCCTTCAGAAGAATACTATATGCCTTATGGTAAAAGTTACCATAGGCAGCCTCATCATATACGCGATTTTCCTGAGAGTCATTGGTAGGATGAGAGACCTCAACAGTCTCAATTCTACCAGAGAACTTATCCGGAAAATTGAATACTTGAGAAGGCGTCTTCAAGGGAAGTCTGATGAAGAACTTACGGGCATCGAAGCCCTCAGCTCCTCCCCAGCAACCTAAGAAGTCTCCCATCTTTACCATACCCTCGCTAAGATTCAGATTGACCGCGTTAGGAAAGAGCGGTGTACCAAGTCTGGCACACAACTCAATCGGACGCGAACTATCTGAAAAGAGTATGGAAAGAGACATAAAGAACCTTTTCCTTTCTAGTTATGGACTCACGCCCAAGGATAGTTTAGAGAGAGGGAAAC